TTATATGATCTGCCCCAACCCTGATATTAACCCTTTCTTTGACACACCTGAACATGAAAAAGAAGAACTAATCCTTTCACAGCTGCAGTCAACTTTCTCTACAGAAGATGAGCTGATTATAAAGGCCCTGGAGTTTTGTAAAAAGCTCTACGAGACACCTACCTACAGGGCTTTTATGGGCATCAAACACATGCTGGACCGTCTTGCGCGCTATATGGAAACCACAGCCATTGAACACGGTCGCGATGGTAACATCAACTCACTGGTCAATGCAGCTGCCAAGTTTGACCAGATCCGCCAGTCTTTTAAGGGTGCTTACAGGGACCTGATGGAGGAATAGAAATTATAAGTGAGAGGTGGGCAGCACATTGCCTACGACTAAGGTTAAGTCAAAATTTACAACCATGTCCAAAAACCAGAACCTTTACGATTGGGTGTTTCACTACAACCACTACACCAATTTGTGGGCGGCATACCACAGGGATGACCACAAGGCCTACTTCAACGCAGAGGAGTCTTTGCATCCGATTTTGAGACATTCAAACATCAAAGTGCTCATGCGTCATATTGCAGAAAGCAATGGAGATCCAGAACTGTTACTCTGCATGTCTGCATCTAAGTAATGTACATCAAAGTTCCTACATACCACGCTGTTACAGACACCTGGTCGCACACTGAGTTTGCGACAAGGGACGAGTTTGTCAAGTTTTTGTGGAGTATGTTCAAGGAACCGGGTCAGTACCAGTTTGACAGTACTTCTGAGAAGTTCAACGAACAGGCTAAAGTCTTTAACAAACATCGTGTTTACACAACTGCGCCTAACCGCAGCAAAGACTTTGTCTACTACTGGGATACGCAAAAAGACCGCTGCCGCAACGGGGTGATCATGCACGGTGCTTCCAACACCTGGTATCTGACCCGTGACTACTACATGTGGCTCAACTTCCTTCCCATCTACAACAAGGAGGTAAGTAAGTTCACCTTTGCCGACGTGCGTGACGCGCAGTACCACATGGCCCTTTATGAAGACATTGCCAAACACAGCTACCAACACTGCGCAATCTTAAAGAAACGTCAGATCGCGTCCTCTTACTACCATTCTGCCAAGATTATTAATCTGTACTGGTTTGAGGAAGGTGCTGTCAACAAGATGGCAGGCTCTCTGAAAGACTACATCAACGAAAAAGGAACCTGGCGCTTCTTGGAAGAGTACCGCAACTTTTTGAACACGCACACCGGCTGGTACCGTCCCTCCAACCCTGACAAGGTGCTCAACTGGGAACAGAAGATTGAAGTGAGCCAGGGTGGCAAGAAGCGTGACGTGGGTCTGAAAAGTGTCATCTTTGGACTTGCGCTGGAAAAAGACCCCACCAACGGTGTCGGTGGTCCCTGTACCTTCTTCTTTCACGAGGAAGCAGGTATTGCACCACGCATGAATGAAACCATAGAGTACCTGCTGCCTGCCATGAAATCGGGCATGATTTACACGGGGATGTTCGTGGCGGCAGGCTCTGTGGGTGATCTGGAGCAGTGTGAACCACTCAAAGAGTTGATCTTAAACCCTGACTCCAAGGACGTGCTGGCTGTAGAGACCAACCTGCTCAATGAAGCAGGTGAGATTGCCCAGTGCGGACTGTTCATCCCTGAGCAGTGGAGTATGCAACCTTGCATTGATCAGTATGGAAACTCTCAGGTAGAAAAGGCTCTGGAGATGATCCTTGCAGAACGCGTAGAGTGGAAAAAGAAACTCAAGCCAGAGGACTACCAGCTGCGTATTTCTCAGAAACCTATCAACATTGAAGAGGCCTTTGCCTACAGAAAAGTCTCCAAGTTTCCATTGGCGCTTATCAGCCGGCAGATACGCAGGATTGAAGATGGAGAGTACTACCGCGAGTTTGTGGAGCTGTACAGGGATGACAACAACAAGGTCAGCGCGCGTGAGTCGCGCAAGCTTCCCATCTCAGAGTTTCCCATTTCTCCCAAAACCCAGGACAAGGAAGGTGTGGTAGTGCTCTATGAGCGCCCCATCAAAGACCCTGAGTTTGGTACCTACTACGCCTCTATTGACCCTGTTTCAGAAGGCAAAACTACGACCTCTGAGTCTCTTTGCTCTATTTATGTCTACAAGACTGCACAGGAGATCACCAGGCACAAAATGGATGGCAGCATCGAACAGCACATTGAACGTGACAGGATAGTAGCATCCTGGTGCGGTCGTTTCGATGACTTAAACAAAACACACGAGCGCCTGGAAATGCTCATTGAGTACTACAACGCCTGGACGCTGGTGGAGAACAACGTGAGCTTGTTCATCCAATACATGATCTCCAGGCGCAAGCAACGCTACCTGGTGCCCAAAAACCAGATCCTCTTTCTTAAAGAACTGCAAAGCAACACCAACGTCTACCAGGAGTATGGGTGGCGTAACGTAGGAACCATCTTTAAAACCAACCTGATATCCTACGCCACCCAGTTCCTGGAAGAAAAACTGGACGTAGAAACAAAACCTGACGGGGAGATCGTCAAGACCTTTTATGGTGTTGAGCGTATCCCTGACATCATGCTGCTAAAAGAAATGGCTGCTTACCGCGATGGACTTAACGTGGACCGGTTGGTAGCTTTCTGCGCTTTGGCTGCTTTTGCCAAGGTGCAGGAGTCCAACAGGGGCTACTCTAGACGTGTAGAGCGTGAAGACTCTAATTTGGAGAACTCTAAAAAAGTGAGTAAATTAAGAGTGAGCCCTTTTCGTCACATGGGGAACACCCAAAGTGCTTCCAGCATAACCAAATCTCCCAGAAAACCTTTCAAAAACCTAGGATAAACCCCATGACAAACTCTACACTCTACAACGAAAAGCTGGTCATTCTCAATCGTCTGATCAAAGAAAGCACACTTACACTGGAAGAAGCGATGCTTTTGCTCAAAGAAGATTCGCCCTACACCACTACTATGCCTTTTAATCCCTTGAATACCCCTGGTATAACTCTAGTTACTCCTAATCCTTTTCATAATCCTTTTCAGGGCGGTCATCCTCACCAAGCAAACTTGTCAGTAGCTCTTCACGGCTCTGCAAATTCTACATCAGTATCCAACTCAGAAGCGGTGCTGAGCGGTGGTACTGATACAGCAAGGGGGGTTACCATAAAAAAACCAGAGCTGTTTACCCTGACCTAAAACAAGCATCAAACCATGAAAGTATACAACGCCCTTCAGCTGAAAAACGGGGCCAAAGCGGACCATAACAAGATGGGTACGCTGACACAGCCTGTTCAGTTTTTGCGCAAAAAAGACAAGGACGAGGCCTGGGGCGCCTGGAACCTGGACTGGTTGGAGATGCAAGGTCTCAAGCAGATCCGCAGAAATGCGCGCAAGCTGTTGAAAAACTACAAGCTGGCAAACGGGATCATTGACAAAACAGACTACATCGTTGAAGAAGACAATGAAGTAGCAGAGCTCATCGACGTGCTGACAAAAGCAGATGAGTCTGCCTTTGAACTGAAGTTTTTCCCTATTATACCCAACGTCATCAACGTGATGGCAGGAGAGTTTGCCAAGCGCAACGACAAGATCACTTATCGGGCAGTGGACGACATGTCCTACAACGAGATGATGGAGGCCAAGCGCGTGATGGTAGAAGAGGTACTGGTGAGTGCTGCAGAAGAAAAAATGCGCATGACCATTGAGTCCATGGGCTTAAATCTGGAGGATGAAGAGCAGGCCGCACAGGCACAGCAGATGATGTCACCAGAAAACCTGCGTACATTACCAGAAATAGAAGGGTTCTTCAGAAAAGACTACCGCTCACTGGTAGAGGAATGGGCTACACACCAGCATGAAGTGGACGAGGAGCGTTTTACCATGAGAGAAATGGAGACCATTGCGTTTCGTGACATGCTTATTAGTGACCGCGAGTTCTGGCACTTCAAGATGAACGAGGACGACTACGAAATAGAGTTGTGGAATCCTGTGCTTACTTTTTACCATAAGTCACCTGAGGCCAGGTATATCTCCCAGTCCAACTGGGTAGGGCGCGTAGACCTGATGACTATTGCTGACGTCATTGACAAATATGGTTACATGATGGATGCAGAGGAGCTTGCTTCTTTGGAAGCGATCTACCCTGTGCATTCTGCAGGCTACCTGATTCCAGGGGTGCAGAACGATGGGTCTTTCTATGATGCTACTCGTTCGCACGAATGGAATACACAAGGCCCTTCTTTGGGAATGCGCCAATTTTTAACTGCCCGCGACATGTTTGTCAACACAGGTGATGATATCATCATGCAGATTGTCAACGAGTCTGAAAGCGTGCAGGACTTTCAGGATATCAGCCTTCTGAGAGTTACCACCTGCTACTGGAAAAGCCAGCGCATGGTAGGACATCTCTCTAAAATAGACCAGAATGGTCAGCTCATTGACATGATCGTTGGTGAGAATTACAAGGTCACTGACAAAGCCATTTATGACACTACAGTTCTTAAGCACAAAAACCGCGAAACACTTATCTACGGTGAACACATTGATTGGATATGGATTAATGAAGTGTGGGGTGGTGTCAAGATTGGTCCCAATAGACCTGCTTTCTTTGGCAACAACGATACTTTTGGATTTCAGCCGCTATACCTGAACGTAAAACCACTGCGCTTTCAGTTCAAGGGTGACTTCACTTTGTACGGCTGCAAGCTTCCGGTAGAGGGTGCAGTGTTTACAGAACGCAACACCAAGTCTATGTCGCTGGTAGACAAGATGAAACCCTACCAGATTGGCTACAACCTGGTCAATAACCAGATCGCTGACATCCTGATCGATGAGTTGGGCACTGTGATCATGCTTGACCAAAACGCACTACCGCGTCACTCCATGGGAGAAGACTGGGGTAAAAACAACTACGGCAAGGCCTATGTGGCTATGAAGAACTTCCAGATGCTGCCGCTGGACACTTCCATTACCAACACAGAAAACGCACTGAACTTTCAGCACTACCAGGTCTTGAACCTGGAGCAGACCCAGCGACTGATGTCACGCATCCAGCTGGCTACTTACTTTAAGAACCAGTGCTTTGAGTCTATTGGTATTTCTCCACAAAGACTGGGAGCTGTGAACGCTCAGGAAACTGCCCAGGGTATTGAGCAGGCCATTAACATGAGTTACTCTCAGACAGAGGTTTACTTTACCCAGCACAGTGAGTATCTGATGCCACGCGTGCACCAAATGCGCACTGACCTTTCGCAGTACTATCACTCCAACAAGCCTTCGCTCAGACTCCAGTACGTCACCACTATGGATGAGAAGGTAAACTTTGAGATCAACGGCACAGAACTACTGGCCCGCGACTTAAATGTTTTTATCTCCACCAAGGTCAACCAGCGCCAGGTCATTGAACAGATCCGCTCACTGGCCCTGAACAACAACACCTCCGGCGCTTCCATCTATGACTTAGGTAACATTGTCAAGGCAGACTCTATGGCTGAGATCACACATGTAATGAAAGGCATTGAAGAGAAAACTTCCAAGGCTAAGATGCAGGAAACAGAAGCGTTACAGGAAACAGAACGCATGCGTCAACAAGCTGAAACAGAGCGTCTTGAGGCCAAGTTACGCTTTGACGTTGAGCAAAAAGCACTTGACAGGGAGTCACAGGAGCGTGTAGCTGAGATCCGCGCTGCCGGTTACACAGCCATGAACGACCGTGACATGAACCAGCAGAACGACTACATCGACACGCTGGAGTACCTGGACAAGAAAAACGCCAAGGAAGCTGACCAGGCTATTGCCAGAGAGCGCGAAGTAAACCGCAGTGTATCAGAGCAAAAGAAACTGGAACTCCAGCGTCAGGAGTTACTCTCCAAGGAGCGCATTGCTGAAAAGCAACTGCAGATTGCGCGCACCAACAAAAACAAATATGACAAGAAATAAAACACTATAGCAATATAGTGTCTAAAATCTTCCATGTACATCTACAAGATGTAAATCTGCAAGGTTTATTAGTGTAGATTATATATGAAGATTACCTACAAACCAACTATAACCCTTTTATGAGCACAGATAACAACCAACAAACATCTGTCTCTAGCGTAAACCTTGACAGCATTGATGATTTTTTACCAATGCCTGGCGCGGAAAGCGTAGTGACAGCAGATGACGAAGCAGGTGCCAAACCACGTTTCTTCGCAAAGAAAGGTCCAGAGGATCTCACCTTTTTAGATGAAGAACCTGATGGCGATGATGAAAACGGAGAAGGCGGTAAAACACCTGCAGCCAGCTCTCAGAACACCCAGGCAGCGATTGCTGAACTGGACGATGAACTGGCAGATGACGACGAGGGTGCTGCTGCAAAGCAGAAACCTGGTCGCAAAAAGATTGACAAAAGCGGACTGGTAGAGACATTCTCCAAGTTGTTTGAAGAAGGTGTACTGGTTCCTTTTGAAGATGATAAACCATTGGATGAGTACTCTGTGAAGGATTGGAAAGAATTGATTTCTGCCAATCTGGAAGATCGAGAGAAAGCTCTCAGAGAACAGACTCCAAAAGAGTTCTTTGAATCGTTACCTCAAGAGTTGCAATATGCTGCAGAATATGTAGCAAAGGGCGGCACTGACATCAAGGGGCTGTTCAGAGCACTTGCTCAAACCGAGGAAGTGCGTGAGCTAAACCCTGCGACACCTGAGCACCAGGAGGTTATTGTAAGACAGTACTTACAGGCCACTGGTTTTGGTAACGGTGACGCAGAGTTGATGGAAGACCAGGTCCAAGAGTGGTTGCAGTCGGGCATTATCGCTAAGAAAGCACAGCAGTTCAAGCCAAAGCTTGACGCTATGCAGGAAGAAGTGATACAGTCCAAGCTGCAGCAGCAAGAGCAGTTCCGTCAGGAACAGCAGCGCAAAAAGGAAGAGTACATGGAGAACATCTTCAACACTCTGAAGCCTGCTGAAGTCAACGGTATCAAGCTGGACGCAAAGCGTCAGAAGTTCCTCTGGGACGAGCTGACAACAGCCAAGTACCAAAGCATGACCGGACGTCCCACAAACCTGTTGGGTAAGTTGCTTGAAGACCACCAATTTGGAAAAACCCCCCGCTATGACCTTATTGCTGAAACTCTGTGGTTGCTGTCTGATCCTGATGATTACAAGGAAAATATCAGAAAGCAAGCTAAAAACGAGGTGACACAGGACACTGTCAGAAAACTCAAAACTGAAGAAGCGCGCAAAATTGCAAGCAACGTCAGAGAAGAAGAAGAAGACACACCTCCTGCAAGAAGAATCCCACGACCCGCTACTAACATTTTTAAACGATAACCCTTTTTCAACAACCCTAAACAATTTAATTTTTAATCCCAATGGCAACACCAGTTTTAAACAACGGTCTCTTCCTGCGTGATACTAACTACAAGGTTAGTTCACACGTGGACAGCTACCACTTGGTCAACATGCTGAAGAGCGCAGAACCCATGGACTTGGGTCCTGTAGATCTTTGGGCTATGACCCAGAAGGTAGAAATGCCTCTTTACCAGATGGCATCCTTCGGTGGCAAGAACACCATTTCTGTAGACAACCCTCGTGGTGAATACAAATGGCAGACTCCCATCGTACAAGATCTTCCTTACGTCGTAGAAGACGTAGAACCAACTGTTTCAGTACTTGGTCAAGATGGTACAACCTTCAAGATCAAGCTGAATAAGCGTTCTTTTGGTCACGGTGATATCATCACTTACGACAAGTACAAGGGCGCTGAACTTTACATCACCGCTGAGGACATTCTTCCTTCTGGCGATGGTTTCGTTTACACCGTTCAGTTGGTGAACAACGACAACCTGAAGTCCTTGAGCAAAGCCTACCTCAAGCCTGGTACAAAGTTCTTCCGCAAGGGTTCTGCCCGTGGTGAGTATGGCGAGCGTTTCTCTGACATCGGGGAACTGAGCGCTGGCTTCCGCGAGTTCTACAACTTTGTAGGCGGTGCTGAAGCCCACGTACACTACTCTGTTTCTTCTCGTGCAGAGTTGATGATGAAAGGCGGCATGAACGCTGACGGTACTGTACCTGTTACAGAGATCTGGCGCTCATTTGACGCTAACATCTCCAAAGATCCTTCACTTACCAACATTGACGCCATGGTCGCTAAGATGGGTAAGGACTACATCAAGAAGGCTTACGACAGTGGAACGCTAACCCGTTCATTCGTAACCAAGATGGAGTCTGCTCACCTTACCAAGATTGCCAATGACATCGAGACCTACTTGATGTGGGGACAAGGTGGACGCATCAAGCAAGATGGTCCAGACGATATCCGTCTGTCTGTAGGTTTGTGGTCACAGCTTGACAACTCCTTCAAGCGCATCTACAACAAGAGCTCCTTCAATCTTGAGTTGTTCCGCTCTGAGATCTTCAATTTCTACAACGGTAAAGTTGAGTTCAAAGGTCCAGATCCACAGCGTCAGATCATTGTTCAGACCGGTATGGCTGGTATGAAGATGGTCAACGAGGGTATCAAAAAGGAAGCCTTCAATACTGTAGGTTCTGGCTTGGTTGCTAACATGGACAAGAGCGGTCTTGCTGCCATCAGCGGTAGCAACGCAATGGACTTGAACTTTGGTTTTGCTTTCACCAGCTACACCATTCCGTTCCTGGCCAACGTAAAGTTTGTTCTCAACCCTGCGTTTGACAACGTACACACCAACGACATTGAGAACCCCATCATCGATGGCTTCCCATTGTCTTCTTACAACTTCATCGTATTTGACATCACTGACAACACCAACGACAACATCTTCTTGTTGAAACTCAAGTGGGACAGTGAGCTCAAATGGTTCTACCAAAACGGCACCATGGACTACATGGGACGTACTCAAGGGTTCGCTTCTTCTGGCAACTTCAATGGATACCGTGTATTCATGACCCAGACCATGCCTTCCATCTGGGTAAAAGATCCTACCAAGGTTCTGAAGATCGTGATGAGGAACCCCATCACTGGCGGCTCGTTCTAAAGAGTCTGCTGAAGGCTTTGCAAACCAGGGGGTGTGATGCCCCCTGGTCACTGCAAATTCTTGTTTTGTTATCCACCTCCCTCGCCCCTCTGTAAGTAGTACTTGCAGATCACCTGGTGTAAAAGCCAGGTTCCTCCTGAGAGCTGACAACCTTGACGTGGTTCAGGAGCTTACCCACCAATCGTTAGCAAAAAACCAAAACCAAAACCAAAACCAACTAAAAACCTTATGGAAGTATCAATGATTGAAAAGCACCAAGCTTTCAAAAAAAACAGCACTATTGCAGTGCGTCCTTTTGTTGACAATGTCAACGCAAACATGGGCCTTGAAAGGTACCAAATGGTAGTTTTTGAAGGAGTGTTCCACGAGGAACAATTATCCTGTCTTGAGAACAACGGTATTAAGCGTTACGTCACAGGTCTTAACGAGTTTGCTCCTGAAGTAAAACAACTTAGCGAAGAAGACCGCGAGGCAGTGGTAAAACAAATTCGCATGACAGTTTCACAACTTGAAAAAGAGTTGGCATCTAACATGATTGACACAGATGACAAAGATTTTTGGAACAAGGTGAGACTGCTTCGTCCTGACAACGATGAGTTTTGGGGCAAGATTGTTATGCGTTTTGGTAATGAACCTATCTTCTTAGATGCTGCTAACGACCCTTATGATTTGATCAAACTCAGAGCGATTGAGGCGGGTGGATTTTGCACTGTGGCGCGCAGTTTAGAAGAAGCCCGCACTGCTGCTGTGCCGTTTAAGTTTTACCTGGATCGCTTTGAAGAAACAGCATCTATTCGTACAGAGGTTAAAAAGATGCGCAATAAAGCTTTGGCTGAGTTGCAGAAACTGTTTGACAAGAACCAAAACAAACTGTTTTACGTGTGTAAGGTTGTAGATCCAAACTCTACTCAATACAAAAAGACTACACCTGCTGACATCATGTATGACAACATGGATAAGTACATCAACGGTGAGACTGTAGACAAGGACAAGCGCAAAACAGCGCAACGCTTTTTGGAAATTGCAGCTTTTGACATGGAAACGCTTAAGTTGCGCTCTATGGTAAAGGATGCTAACTTTTACAAGATTATTGCCACACGTGGTGATGGTTTCATCTATCACATGAAGAGTGGCTCCATGTTGGGTAAAAACGCTTCTGATGTTGTAGAGTACCTGAAAAACCCTCTTAATGAAGAAGTACTTACAGACATTACCAAAACTGTAGAAAAATACTGGAACTCTTAAATATAAATTACGAAGCCATGAACACAGACGAAATACTAAGAGACGGTTTTAAAAGATCGTTTAAGGGACAATTACAACAGAATGGTAATCCAATTTCTGCAAGTAACCCTTTACCAGTTGCTCTTGCAAAAGATGGAAATACTGTAATTGCTCAAAACTTTACATCTAAACTCAGAGATGCTTTTCAAACATGGCCAAACGCTAACTGGAGTTCTGTTATTGGTGCGGGAGACATTGTTCAAGTTGACGGAAATGCTGTGGGTGCTTCTTATTTAGTAATATCTAAAGATCCACTGACACTTAATACAAACACATGGATAACCTCCGTTGCGCAATTTGGAATGCCTATGGAAATTGCGGCTGGTTTGCATCTTTCGCAGCGCACTGTTGGTCAGGAATTTTCTTTTGAAGTTGTTTCAACTGAAACTCATAGCACCTTTACAGAATTGGCCATTTCAGCTGTACAACAATCAACTACCACCTTGACGGTGACTACTGTACTGCCACACAACTTGCGTCCTGGCATGCGTATATGCACGTATGGTATTTCAGACTCTCGTTTGAATTATCCATCATTGGTTGTAGCAACTATTCCGTCTGCAACTCAATTTACGGTTACTGCTGGTCCTAATGGAACAATACCCTCAGTAACTGCTGGTCCGTTTGCACAGGGTTTTGTAATGTCACGTCCAGCTATGGGCGGTTCTCCGAATGGAACTTCTATAATTTTTGAAAACGCAACAGCAACTAACGCAAGTTTTTATGCTAAGTCTGAGGGTGGAGATGTCATGCCCATTGGAGGTACAATAAATGGCAACCACTCAACTACAATTGGTACCACGGCATCTGTTGCGGCTTTAACTACGCCTTTAACGTATGCTTGGAGACCCACGAACGAATTTAGATTATCGTTGTTTGCTGAAAGATTACAATGGTCTGATGCACTTATTGACAGTGTAGCTCAATCAATAAGTCGTGTACAACCAACTCAGGTTATTCCTAACACAGACCAAAATTATGTGGTTCGTGTAAGAGCTATAAATCAGCCATCTTTGACAATTCCAGTTGCACAAATAGTAAGTGCTGTGAAGACAGGTACAACTACTGCAACAATTACAACAGACGTTCCGCATGGACTAACAATCTCAGATGTTGTTAATATTTATGGCCTTCGTGACCAAACCAATTTCCCCAACCTTACAGCAGCAACTGCTGTAGCTTCTGTGCCAAATGATACAAGCTTTACAATTATTATTGGTACTGCGAGCACAAATACAAGTTATGGGGGGTTTGTATCAAGGGTTAATGGAGGACAAACTCAGCAAGGTGCAGTTACAATGTCAGTGCAGTCTTTTAGCCGCACAAGCAACATTATTACTGTAGTTGGTAGTGCAACATGGTCTGGTGCATCTATTGGCGATTATATCAATCTTGTTGGTATTCGTAATTCTTCAACAGGTGCGTCTCTTGGCGTAGATGGAGCTTATAGAGTAAGAGATAGTGTGACGAGCAGTTTAATATTAGAGCCAATTGGTTTAACACCTACTGGATTAGATATTACAACAACCAACTGTGGCGGAGGTGTATTAAAACGTACAGATCTTCGCATTAGTTACACTCGTCTTTTTGATTTTGAACGCTTACGAGTTGAACCAATTTCCAGACCTGCTTCAGACTTAGCTTCTTCTTTTCCAACAGTTATACAAGGAGGAAGTGTGACTGTAGGTACTTTGTCTAGTGGTCAAACAGCTCACAGTTCTGCCTCTACTGGCTCTCCAGTCCGAATAGCAGGCAGAATTGTGCCAACTACTATAGCTACTCAAGAAACCACTTTGATAGCAGGCGATGCTTCTGATGCTGGCATAACAACCAATCAACAGCTTATTGTCAAAGACAATTCAACCTCAGAACTTGATTTTAACGTTCCTGTAACGTCTCTTGCAACAACAACCACTGTGCAAGGATTGGTTCAGGCTTCAGGTACAGCATCTGTTCGTAATTACATAAAATCTATAAGAGTTGCCAATGATGCATTGGGTGCAGCAGGTAATTTGCTATTTTTAGATTCAGCATTAACAGTTTCTTCAATTGCTATTACTACAGGTCTTGCAACCACTTCTGCAGCACATGATTTAAGAATTGGTGATGTGGTGGTATTTACAGCACTTGCCGGTGGTACAGGTGTAACTGCAAATCAGTTATATTATGTCACATCTGTAGGTTCAAATACTACCTTTAATTTTGCAACTGCTCCTGGAGGTGCAAACACTGTTCCTACTGTTGCTTATACTGGCACCACTATGTATAGGGTTTTTGATCAGATAAGATTGCAAACAACTGCAGGTGAAAGAATAGTCACGTACAGTCAACCTTTAAAAGGTATTGCCAATACTATTATGAATTTTCTCATTCCAACATCTTTGACAAGTGGTAATATCTATATTAGTGTTAATGGTTTTAGAGGATTCTAATTAGAAAGTACACATGAACAATAATGTCTTGCAGGTTAAAATTAAGCAACGGCTGAACAAGCTGGCCAGTAACGAC